TCTCCATATCAATAGCTTCATAAGCAAGAATATAAGACATTTTATCATAGTATAAAATATCATCTTTAATAGTTGTTTCTTTGTAATATTTATCATAGAATTCTTGTAATGATTTTTGTTGTTCTGGCATATTTTCTTCAGTATATCCTCCGGTATTACATTTTCTTATAGTAACGACTTTGAAAATATCACAAATAAATTCTTTGTCAATAATAGGGAATGATTTATTATTTTTGTATAAATCAAGTAAATATAATTTTAAAAATTGATAAGTATGAATAACTATTTTATTAGTTCTAATGACAATATCATTAATATTATTTAGTAGATTTTCATCACGAATAACATTTTTAATGTTGTCTTTAGTAGTCTTCATATAATCAAAATTAAGATTTTCATCTTTTTTCTTTTTGACTTTAGACTTCATATATATAATACTATATATTTTTTTTCTAAAATAATTATATATAAATGATAGTTGAAGAAAAATTAGATGGATGGAATAATAACTTAATTAAAACGGATGAAGTTATTTATCCTCAATCAAAAGATGAGAAGGCACCAAAAAATTATTTTCTTGGTATCTTTTGTGGTTCACGTGGAAGTGGGAAAAGTTATTTATTTACTAAATTATTAAAAACATTAGAGGAAAAGAAAGCATATTTAGATGATAAGCTTATACCACAAAGAATTATATTAATTTCATCTACTGCTAATTCAGATAGTAATATTATATTTAATTCGGGTACTATGATTTTCAATATTAGAGGAGATGGTCGTTCCATAGATTTATGGGGAGATGGTTTCATTCCAAGTATGAATAGTTTTTTAAAATCATTACACAGAGAAACCACAATAAATTCTATATTAATTTAATATTTTAAAATATATTTGGTGGTTAGAAATAATCGCCGTATATTTGTAGAATCAAATGGGAGAGAAAAAATTTAAAAAATCTCTCAACTTTTTAATCAGAAAAAAGTATAAAAATTCTGAAACAAAATTTGGTGGTTAGAAATAATCGCCGTATCTTTGTAAAATAATCGGAAACGATTAATGTTCTTTGAAATAGAATGTTTAAAACATTCAATGATATTAACAATCCTTCAAGGTTCGTCCTGTTGGAAAGTTCGGCAGTCTATGGTCGTCAAATTAATACTCGAAAGGGTTATAAAGTGGACCTCAATGCGAAGAGAGGTTTGCGGTTCCCATCCCAGGGAACTCGAGTAGACAAGCGGAATACCACAATTCCTTAGTAGTCGAGGGTAACACTGTAGATGAAATGGAAAGGTGAACTGGCGATGTGGATCGTTAGTTTGAGTTCGGAAGAGCAATAGGAATAATCCGTAGGGTATATACAAGAAGTGGTGGCTCACCGGTTGTCATTATTGTGTTATCCAATCTAAGAGGGATCTTAAAGTCGAAAGACAAACTCGCGTACAGGTGGTGCTGTTGTGAGGCACTTAATCTCTACCAAGGGAGGAGATGAAACCGAAAGGGAGTAATCGTAGTGAGGATATCTCAAAAGGTCGTGATAGAGGTATCACACCGACTTGTTAAGTATTCTGGGACTCAAAAGGTTTTGGAGCTTAAAAGTAACCACAAGTTGGAATTAATCCACAAGCACTAAAATTTACTTTTGAAATGTAAAAATCTAAAAACTAAATCGTAAGTGTTACTTAGTCATCAATGACAGATACCTACACAGCCTAGAGTCGTTCTTGGCCATCCAGATCCGAAAGATACTGGGTGATTTCAACGAAAAACTTATAAGGGGTCGAACCCTGAACTAGCTCGCAAGGTTAGGTAAGTAGAGTAAGTGGAGAGTAGTTGGTGACTCAAGAAGTAATTAGTCTAACTAATTGGTATTGGTTGTTATAGTTCAAAAGACTATGGAAACGTGAGGAATAAAAATAATCTCACAAAAGACAACTACTCAAACGTGTATTCTCAGCGTTTTATTTTATTACTTGGCGTGTTCGTCTAGCGGACAATCTCTCTTTCGTTGTTGTTTTGAGAGAACTTGAAACCCCTCAAAAGGTCAAAGGTTAAGGACCATCACTTCACTGTGGTGACAGAGGTTCGAATCCTCTACACGCTACTAAATTTAATGTTCCATCATTACAAAGTACAATGGGATAAAAAAAATACTTTATTTTAATGAAAACATTAACAGAGATATATTATAGCAATGAATCTTTAAGAACGCCAGACGGAGCTGGAGATAAAGGAACTGCGCATTCATATATAAAGACATATGATAGTTTGTTTAGTAAATATCAAGGCAAAGATATTAATATATTAGAAATAGGAATTCAAGATGGACATTCTTTAACTTTATGGAAAGAATATTTTAGTTCTGATAGTAAAATTTATGGGGTTGATATTCAAGAAAAATGTAAAAATTTTGAAAGAGATAATATATTTGTTTTTATTGGAGATGCTACTAATGAACAACTTGTAAATGATTTTTTTAAAAACGTTAAATTTGATATTATAATTGATGATGGTTCTCATAATATAGGAGATCAATTAGTTTCTTTTAAATTACTATTTGATAAATACTTAAATGAGGGAGGAACATATATTATAGAAGATATAAATACATTAGATAGTAATCGATCAGACTTTGAGAATTTACATTCATCTTGTCAAATAATAGATACAAGAATAGTTCAAGGAAGATGGGATGATGTTTTAGCTATATATGTAAAATAAAATACTGCGGGATAGAGCAGAGGAAGCTCGCAAGGCTCATAACCTTGAGGTCATCGGTTCGAATCCGGTTCCCGCTACTAATCTTTAAGCTTAGCTAACTTAAAGAAGTCATGTAGTGGAGTGGTACCACGGGGGTTATTCTCAAGCGCAGGTTCGATTCCTGTTTTGACTACATATAAAATTTATTAATGGAATCAATTATTATAATATCCGTATTAGTTTTATTTGCTGGACTTGCAGCTCTAGCATCACATTATGTAAAGAAATTTAAATAAAAATGTTGTTTGTGTGTTTCAAGGATTAACCTTGAAACAAAAAGAGTCCTCTTCGGAGGACTTTCTTTTTATCTAAAAATATATAAAAATTCAAACGTTTTTTATTCACAAAAAACCTAGTTTGATATAAAATCCGTATCTTTGTATTAGAAAATATATTATTAACTCTTAATAATTCATTATATGAAGATAGTAACAGAAATACAACCAAATAACTTATTTGCAAGAATTCTTGAAGAGAAACGAAAATATACTCCAAGGGATTCTAAAATCAGCCCTATTACAAGAGGTAAAAAAATTGGACCTAAATACACAGTTGATGAATGCAGTGTTTTAGTACATATGGTTTTATATCCTGGTCAGATTGGTGATTCCCCTAAAAATGATATTGAGGTTATTTCTGATATCTTTAATAGAACAAAGGCATCAATCTTAATGACTATGGGTAATTCAAAGTCTATACTATTCAAAACCTCTAAATTAGAGAATGTTAGTAATAATATGAGATTAGCTTGTGAAAAATATAAAAATCTATCTAAAAATGATTTTACACATTTAGTTGGTAAAATTCTACTAGACTATGATTATAATAAACGTGATTAATTCTTAAAATATCTCTTGTATATGTTCTATAAAATTCGTATCTTTACTATGTGATAATGATTAAGTTCAGTCAAGGGTTGAGAACGTTAATGTTCGCTGGAGCGTAGACTCCAACCTGCTTTTAATAAATTTAAGTTTTTTTATTAATATGCTCACGTGCCGATTTATTAACTACTGAACTTGATTTGAAACACGAAAGAAAAACAAAAAGAATTTTAGGGTGGATTTTATTATTTTAATCTATTTATATATAAAGTAAAAATTATGAATGAAGATATAAGGAAAATGATTGATAAGGTTAAGAACTTTAAACAATTTATGAACGAACAAAAACTTAATGAAAACTACACTAATACAAATATTAAGATTGGTGATGTTTATTCGGAAAGTGATGTTTATCCATATATTCAAAAATTACACAGAAATGAAGATGATTTCTATGATGGTGATATTGGTGAAAGAATTGAAAGATTTCCACAATATCAAGTTGCTGAAATATCTGTTGATAAAATTAATATGGATGAATATGAACTTGATGACGATTATGTTAATGATTATATTGAAAAATATAATCAAATTGGAACGTATCCACCAATCGTTTTAGGTTATTATGATAATAGATGGGGATATGACATTATTGATGGAACACATAGAGCAAATGCTTTAAAAAATGCTGGATTAAAATCAATAGTTTGTTTTGTTGGTTTAAATGAACATCAAAAACGAGTTTCTTAAAAGTGCGTTGGGAAAATTCTTTTTGTTTTTAATCACAAATGATAAATCGAAGAACTGAACTAAGGCATGGAGCATAACTATCATATATAAACACCTCAACTCATAACCCTCACCAAATAAGGAAATAAATCAGAAAATTATAAATATTTCTGTATAATCTCTATTATGTAATTTTTTAGTTTAAAATAAAATCCGTATCTTTGTATTCAACTAAAAAATTAAAAGTCCTTGGGCTCAGTAAAGCCTCTTATCGTAAGATAACGTAACTGAAGTGGATAACCTAGAAATAGGTGACGCTCCACTAAATAGTCAGGTGGCGGAATGGTAGACGCACTGAATAGTTAAACGGAGTGGATAAGCCACATTATAGTTGAAATACACATAAGGCCCACATGCAGGTTCGATTCCTGTCCTGACTACTAATTATAAACACTATGGAAATTTTAGGAATTGCAATATTAACACTTCTACTAATTGCAGTTATATCTGTATATGTAAAAGGAATAGATTTTATGAGAGAGAACCATCCAGATTCTAAAGGATATAATCTCTTTGATGAAGAAGATAAAGATTCAATATAGTTATGTTAATATATAAATGAAAATAACATACTAAGATGAAAAATAACATAAAAAGATTTAATGAGTCAGAATCTGAAAACTGGAGATCAGACCTAACAAGAAAAATTACAAAAGAAGACATAATAAATATTATAAAATCTAATACAGCAGAAGATGCTGCCGATGAAATATTAGAAATTATGTCAATTATGACTAGCACTAGCGGTAGATAAAAGACCGGGTGTATAGTTTATACCTTAAAATAAAAAACCCCACTATTTAAATATTGGGGTTTTCTTCTTTTGCTTTTTTAATTAAATCAGCTAATTGTTCTCTATCCCCACTATTCATTTTGAAACGATCACAGAACTCTTTAAAATCCGAAATTATATTATTCGGCAATGTTGTTAAATAATCACTACCTGGTTTAAATAAATCTATATCTATAGTATCCTGAATTAAAATGTGATACTTTTCCATATATGGATTTCCACTTTTTAGCCAACTTTTCAATGATTTACATCTCCCACGTACATAAGTTTCAAAATCTTTAATTTCAGCATCGGAATATACTTCTGTTGTGTGCTTTGCCTTGTATCCATAAGATTTTAATTGTTCTGCTAAACTTTGTAATTCTGTTATAATTTTATCTGGATCAATATCTCCAATTTCTATTGTCAATGTGTATCGTAAGAACATTGATTGCGCATGCTCACATTTTGCAAGAAAATCAGAAAGAAATTTCTTTTCTGATTCAGATAGAGTTTTACTTGTTTTAGTAAAGAAATTAAGACTTATATTTGTTGATTGACTTTTTGTAGATCTTTTATATTTCAAATAAACCACTCCATTTGTTTTAAATTTGACCTTTTTAAATTCATCACAAACATCGGTAGCAAGATCCGGAACTATACTTTCAAGTTCATCATAACCAGAATTACTTGTTATAAACTTTAAGTTTTCTTCATATACTTTTGATACTTTTTCATTAATAATTTGTAGATATTTCATATAGTATATATTATTTTTTTTACTATATTTGTATTACGAGAAAATTTTAATATGAATATAAAGAAACTGAATTGGAGAGATAACATAACAGACATAGGTAAAAAATCTGGTTTATTTGAAATATTAGCTGATGTGAAAGAACTTGATATAACTTATCACATTCGCAATTATAAATTCTATTCAGATAAGGCAGATGATAAATATTATATGTTTTCTTCAAATGACACGGAGATGATAGATAGTGTTGAATTTGGTAAAGAAATTGCACAAGAACATTTCAAACAAACTATATTGAAATTATTTTTTGATTAGTGTTTATTTATGATAGTAGAATTAAAAAGAATTTATAAGTTTGAAAATGATAAGATTGGAATTTGTAGTCAATTTCAATTAGTGACTGATAGATTTAAGTCTTGTATAAAAACAATTATGTCTAAAGACAATAGAGAACTAAAATATCAATATACCAATTTATCTGGTTATATAACCATATATGGCGAAGATGTGGAAGAAATAATTGTTGTGTTGGAAAATTAAATATATAGATTAATGGAAGATAAAATAAAACAAAGAATAGTTGAACTTTTTAAACCAGCATTAGAAACTATTGAAAGACAATCTAATTGCGAACACAACTGGCCACACAAAGATGGGTCGGCTTATTATAGATGTGCCAAATGTGGTTATTTGGCTGATGATAGAGAATTAGATAAGTCAATAACAATAATGAGAATGATGAAACAAGGTGCTACACCAGAAATGATTAAAAAGTTCAAGGATTATATTTAATTTATTCTCTAACTCTAACCCCATTCCTAAAATCATTCGGGAAAATACCCACCATTATTTTCATTATCTCCTTATCCGATTTATCATAATAAACGTGATTACCATGTATTTCTAACTTACCAGGTATGTTAGCAACATAGTCTGTATCATAAGGTCTATCTTCTCTATCAAAATAAGCCTCATAATCTTCATCAGAAAGTTCATCAAGCTCTTCATCACTTAATCTTGGATCCATTCCTAAATACTTTCTTATCTCTTCATCTACAAATGATATCTCATCATCATCAGCATTTATATAAGGAAAATCTGATAAATTCAAATTCTCGTTAAATCTTTTTAAATATTTCATATTATTTAATTCTTTTACATTTCTTCTTCAGGTAACTCACCTTCCATAGCAAGATACACTTCTTTGAAATCTTCAATAGTCCAATTAGGATAATATTCTTCAATCTCTTCCATAGCACCCTGAACTCCTGTAATTACATTGTAATATTGATCTACTGCCATCATCCACAAACGAGGTTCTTTCTTATAATTAGCAATTACTCCTTCTGTGGTTTTTGTACCACTATTCTCATATAATTTTGAGAATGATCCGAATTGTTTTATATGTTTCATTTTTATACTTTAATTTTTATTATATATTAATTTTTATATCCAATTATTAAATTCCATTTTTATATACAAATCATTACATGTAAAACAAGTTGTAATAAAAAATAATTATCCAATGTATGTTTCCAGTTCATCCGGTGTTTTATTTCTTGAATTGAACAATCTTTGTCCTTTTTTAAGTGGTTTCCTCAATTTAATAAAATATTTTACATTATCTTTTTTAACACCTAAATCTGATATAAATTTATCAACATCTAATTTTTCACCTTCATTAAAAGCGTCTTGTAAAACTTCATCCTCTAAGAGTTCTTTAAGTGATTTTTTTGTATAAGGACCTTCTGGAACCTTTTTTTCTTCTGGATCCATACTTATCCTACTTTCTTTTTCACTCTCAGTTGCTTTAAATCTTTTTAAGAATTGGTCAGAAAATACCCACCCACCTCTTTTATCTTTTTTTTCAGATCTAGCAATAACATTATCTTTTAATCTA